GGAGTCCGCCGTGATTGTTATTTCAACTTCGTTTGCCATTGCTCTCGTCCGGTTGGCCCTCTTGCACTATAGCCAACATACGGAGAATCGTCGCGTCCTCCTGCATAAGTTGGGATGGCAGACATGAATACCTCTGGCAGAGACCGTCTATCAGCTCGGCCTCCTCCAGCTCCCACGGTTTGACTATCCGGTTTCCATTGCGGTCGATGCCGCCGCTAACGTGCTTAAATCGCCGGATGTCTCGGATAAAGGGCTGGGCACTCTGGCGACCTCCTCGACCCAATGCTGAACGACCAGATTGGTCAACTCCAGCGGGATCGCCAGCATCCCGTCGCCATCAGCCGGGATAGGTTCCCCATCGGCGCCTTCCAGGTTCCAGTCCATTAAGACATTCTCCCCGAATAACCTGGCCATGCCCTCTTGGTCTTCACCTTGGGCGGATTCCCGCAGCTCGATAAACTGGGCAAAGCTGACGCTCAACCGGACCTGTATCTCAGCCCCGTCATAATCTGTGCCTGCAAAGTTTATTCGGGCCGTTCTCTCCGGGAGGCGAAAGCCCTTCCGGGCCTTCGCCCCATTGACCGCTACCACTTAGGACCACGTCGGGACAGCACCACCGGCCAAGGCGCCAGGAGCCGACCAGGTTAATTCCCCGGAGGCCGACCGGCCCAGAGCGTAGTCGGAGAAGTTCGTTTCGCACGCCAGGGTCTGCCCGCTGATAGCCAGGGTTACAGTCCGAGCTACCGAAGACGATGAGACGGTCGAGAATACGTCATGGCTCATGTTAGACGCATCGTTGAAGACCCCGTTTAAAGTGACCGAGAAGTCTGCCAGGAGGAGCAATCGCTCATGAGCTGATTTGTCCATCCCGGTCGTGTCTTGCTCTTCCCTCGGGGTGGCGAAGTCCAGATTCGTGATGTCGTTTGAAATAGTCCGGGCCGATCCTCCGGAGTCGTCCACTATAACGCTAAATCCCAGTCCTGATTCTTTTGCCATTTAGTCCTCCCGTATCCTATATAAATCGTCGTTCATCCGGTCTAGCCATTCCAGCGGAGCCATTATTTGGCTATCCCGCCGGAATATCGGGTCGCGTTCGATCGGCGTCCGATGCCCACCGGCTTGACCTTTAAAGCATTCCTGGCCCGGTTCAAAGATGAACCGGATCAGCTGGTCGTCTAACTCCTCCCTGAAGCGCATCCCCAACGAGCGGATATATTCGATGTTAGCCCAATCGCCCCACGGTAGTACGGTCTCCCATCCGCCGATGTATTGGAGGCAGTCCACCTCTCGGCACGACGCCTCGCGCCAATGGGTATCCTTCGGCTTGGTGGCGTGCCAGTGGGTCTTCACCCCTAGTAATCTCCATATTGCCGTCGCTCTATAAGGCCAGACTCACCAAGCTCCTGTAGCACAAGCGCAAAACCTGCGTGATCGGCCATTATTTGGCGCATTTCGTTCTCGACTACTGCTTGCCGGGTCACCACGTCGGACACTTTATCAGCCATCTCGGTGTCCAACTCACGGTCTCGGATCGACTCGATGGCCGGACCATATTCCATAACCTTCGTAAAGGACTCTTCGGCCTGGATGGCTAACTCCTGGACCCGCTCCACCAGGTCAGAGTCATCATATTGGGACTCCTCCAATGCTTCGATGCTCTCCAGGGCAGCGTCTATATTGCCCCTGAGAGTAACGACCCAGCCTATCAACCCAATGACAATCATGGCTATCGGAATCACGCTGAGACCTAGCTGAAGGGGCTTCACGTGACCCGCTCCCAGACCGCTCCAGAGATCGCGGTGTAGATCAATATCTCCCTATGATCGCATCGAAGACATACGCGGGATGCCCATGCTATATCCGGCCTCCAGAGATGGACGCCGAGCCGGCATAAGAATCTCATGCTACCCGTCCTTCCACTAATCCGACTCCAATATCTTCATACTCAGCGCGATAACGCCACCGACGGAGGTGCCGGTAGCGACCTCGTTGCCCAACCAGATGCCAGCCCCAGCAGCCCCGCCAAGGATCACCAGGCTCAAGAATATCTGGGGCCGAATCCGTCCTATCTTCACAGGCTAACATCATCCTGGCTCGTCCCTCTCCTGGTTGAGACGCAGAAGTCCAGGTTGGAGAATGTCCCGGTGGTCGTGATACGGAGATACCTCTCCACCGCCCCGCTGACCGTTACCCGCTCCGCGGTCGGAGCCGCCGCCGCGGCGACCGCCGTGAAGGACAAGACCGTGGCAAAGGCATCGCTGGACCCGTTGTCCGAGGACTGTTGGATGGTCACGGTCGGCGTCCCGGAGTCGATGTCGGTTATCTCCAGGTAGGCCACCATCCCGGCGCTGGTCGCGGCGCCGTCGTCCCGGCTGGTCGAACTGCCCGCCGAGCTGTGAGTCTCCTTGCCGGTTGTGAGGGTGTTTCCCCATTCCAGCGGGACTCCGGAGGCGGCTTGGGTGTCAACTGTGAAGGACAACGACCCATCCGTCCCCCTCACCCCGTCATAGTTGAGCTGCTTGGCGACCAGGCAGGCGGCAACGTCCCCACGGGTCGCCCCGAAAGCCCACATGACTATGCGGTCGGTCGTCGCCAGACCTGAGAAGGCCGCATGTTCTTGCTCAGTGGCATCATTAAACCAGGACGAAACTGAGAGGTTGCCGTCCGATAGCCCAGTTAATCGCTCATGGGCCGAGGCGTTCAGCGCCGTGATATCCAGAAGACCACGGGGCGACCCGGCGCTATTGATGGCTGCAACGTCTCCGCTCAGATCGTAGCCGTTAACGAATATCTGTTGGCCGAGTCCTGACTTCTTTGCCATATCCTCTCCCTCACGGGCTAATAGTTACCTCTTCATAGAGTTGGACGTCGAATGGGATGGTGGCCGTCCGGTATAAAGCGCCGCCCATGTCGAGAGTCGAAACCGTGGCGGACCCGACCGTGGAGTCGGTGCAGTTCCCAGCAAGGTTGGCGTCCGAGCGGAGCTTGGTGTCCACCTCCACCATCGCGTCCCATAACTCCAGCTCGATACTCTCCCGAACATCTGCCGACGCCTGGAGCCTGAAATAAGCCCGGACCATAATGGTTGTGGTCGAGCCAATATCACCAAGGGTCTGCCACCCGTTGGTCCGGCCCTGGATCCAATACGCCAGGACCGGAGTCCCGGACAAGGCCAGCGGCTCGGCCCGGATGACCGCGGTAAAGGCCGGGTCGGTGATTGTGGATAAAAGCACATCGATCCTATCCAAGACTCCCGATCTGCTCACTGGAAAGCCTCCACCAAGGCGTCTCCGATGTATTGCTGATATAAGCCGGGAGTGGACTTGATACGGGCAAAAGACTTCGCGAACATGCCATAAAGCTTCTCGACCTTTATGGCATATTGAAGATTTTCCCCATATGTAGTCTTTCCAGCATCTACAACCGCCAGATTATCTTTGACCAACTTGGCCCCGACATGGGTTCGGAGGGTCCCTGTTATCCGGCCATGGCCTGGGTACAATTGGTCTTTGACGTGGTTGCTTCCCTCGATGGTCGCCAAGTCTAACAGTCCCCGATTCACGATCTCTTTCATGACCTTGGGAACATCTGCCCCAAGGACTGGCCCCTCTACTTCGAATCTAACATCGAAAGCCTTAGCCATCAGAAGGTCACTCCGTTGCTGGTCCCGGTCACCCTGAAATCCGCCAGGGTCATCAGCACCGACCGGACCTCTCCCTCGGCCACCGTCATTGACATCTCCCCGCTCCCGATGCTTCCAGCCGACCCGAGATCCCGATTGCGGAAGGTCAGTTTGGCGATATCCAGACAAGCCTGGACAACCAGCTCTGGGTAGTCGTACCGGGTCAAAGCGGCGCCTCCGGAATGCGTGGCCGCTGTACTTCCATTGACGCCACGCTGGACCGTCAAGGTGTTGCCTGATATGGCCGTGATGTAAAGTTGCTCGGAATCGACCAGGACGGTCTGGGCCGGTCCTAGGTCGGTCGCGCTGGTTACGCTGACGGAGGTGGCGGTCGTGGAGCCTATAGCGTCCGCCGTAGTAACGGACAACGTGTCCGCGGTATACCCCCAGCTTCCCAGGATGCTCAACGTCTGTTGGCCGGCGTCCAGGGTGTTGGAGGTGTCCTCATTCAATTTGAAGATGGTCTTGGGCGCGGCGTTGTAAGGCATCAGCCAGAAGTCCGCGTTATAGCCCTCGGTCAAGACCGTGCTGGCTCCCCGGTCGGTGTCGTCGTAAGCCGTCACCGTGGTCGCGGAGATCAGCCAGCCGTCCAGCGGGATGACGCTTGCCAAGCT